GTTTGGGCATGATTATTGCTAGAGATTTTAACGCCCCTCCCCCTTTTGCTTTTCGTTGTCGAATATTCCAAAGGAAGGGCGAACATTAAAATATTTCTTTACCTAATCCCTGATCTCTCCATGTGCGCTTACTGTGACATGAGTGACAAAGTGACCTTAGATTAGTTGGGTCTGTCTTTAGCTCTGGATGATCGGCTAAGCTTTTGATGTGATCAACGTCTGTCGCTTCTGTAACAATGCCTTGCTCTAAACAGAACACACAAAGAGGGTTGGCGTTAAGGTGCAGTCTTCTTACCTTTGACCACTGATAATCGTACCCTCTCGCGTTTGCGTTGGGCCTGTACTTATCGTGTGCGTTTCTTTCGTTCTTATGCTTACTGCAATAACGCTCTTTAGTTAACGCATTGCAGCCAGCCTTTGCGCATACCTTAAACGGCTTAGCCGTCATAAGTCTGTTATATCTATGCTTAACGTTCTATCGTCTGATTCGCCACTATTGAGTGTCAACCTGATCACAGCGTCATAGCGTTCCATCAATGAGCCGCCACTAATAACAACACCGACAACTGTACCTATAGGGTAAGTGTTGCCTTCACTATCTGTTAGCTCTGAAGTGTTTACACCCATACTAGTGATAGAGGGCTTATCAATAGGCATTTGGCTATCTGGGTCTATTTCGACACTACTGATAGTTAAAGGGCTAACAACAAAACCAAAGTTTAGCCAATAGTTAAGCGTCGCGTCTTTATCTTGTGTAACTGATTCCATTAGCTAAAGCTCACTATTCGGCTGTTAGGTGGCGCGAATTGCCAAAAGCCTTCATTAACGTTAGTAACAGCGACTACAACATCTAAAGTGACCAACTGGTTAACGCCGTCATTAGCGTTAATAGTCACCTGATAGTTATTATTCGCGTCCGCATCGTTTGGCGCTTCAAAGTTCTGAGCCGCCATCGATAGCGCGTAAACATCACCAGAAACACTAACCAATGAAAATAACGCAGCATCAACACCCGATAGCGCTGGAACTTCGCCGTCCATGTTATCAATTGTGTAGTTAGCACTAAAGGCCGCATTCTCAGCAATGCTATGACTAGCCAAGCCGCTAATGGTTGGCGCGTCATTGGTGGGCGTGCCTGATTCAGCGTTATAGAGAGCGGCAATTAAATTACCGCCCTGCTGAGCTGGATAAACAAATAAAGCCATCAGCTAATATCCGAAACGGTTATAGTAAAACCTGGAACACCATCACCATTCGCAAACAATACAAAGCACGTTAAGTTAGTGCCGATTGTTTGGGCTGGTAGTGATATGTCGTTAATAATTCCGCTTGCGTCTGTCGTGTTGTTTGTTGTGCGGCTAACCACTGTTGCACCATTCATCAAGAGAACAATGACGCCGGTTTCATTAGCTCGTGTAGCGCTTGCCGCTGTTGGGTGCGTTGCTGAGTTGATAGCAGCACCAAGAGAAGCAAAAGAAACACCCGCGTTAGAAACAACGGTTAACGTAACCGTAACAGTTTGAACCGTGCCACCTTCGCTTGCCGTTGCGATGCAGTAGAAACTAGAACCATCATCACCTAAAACAGCCGTGCCGCCGTAAGTTTCAGAGGTTGCACCACTTATCGCGCTATCATCAACAGCGTTATACCATTGGTAACTTTGCGCATTAGATGCAACAACAGTAAAGCTATAAGCTTCACTAACGCTTACAGACGCATTAGCAGGCTGTGTAGTGATTGAAGGAGCAGAAGCCGCACGAGTGGTTACTGTGAAACTATCAGAAACGCCATTAATTGCAGCGCCAGCCGATACCGAACCACCAAAGGTCGCAGAAGCCGAAACCCTTAAATATACGGTTTGCCCGTTTTGCCTAACAATAGAGTTAGCAAACGTAGTACCATCCGTAGAAACTTGAGCAGCACCCGAGGCGGTTACAGTTATATCGTTACCAGCATCTACACCAGCAATAACAAAGCTTCGATCAATAACCGTGCTAGGCTCTTGGTCTGTTGCGTCTGCACCTAAATCGAATTGATCAGGAGCCAAATCTAGGCTGGTAATAGTTGCAGTTTTTCGAGCTATAGCGCCCCAAGTATCATCTGATTGGTCATAAATATAGTAATCAAAGTAATACGAGCCATTAGGTACCGTGTTTGGAATTGTCCAAGTTAAACCATCGGGGTTTAGTGTGATTGGGTACGCTGTTACCGAATCGTCGCTTGTTAGTCTTAAAAATGACTCTAGCGCTACACTATCGCCTGCGACCGGTGAAGGCGAAGAATCTATATAGTCATCTGCGTTCGTATCTTGGCTAACCACAACGTGATACTGATAACCAGCATTAATATTTAACGTGGTATTGATTGTATCTGAATCGTTTTGTGCCGAGTTTTCGACCTTAACTGTTACGGTTCCCGGTAAAAGGTCGTTAGCTATTGTGTCGGGAGCAGTGAACTGAATATTCCCGTCGCCCGTACCTGTTGGCCATGCAGTCACCACAGCTGCAACCTGGGTGCCTGCACTGTCTGTAATGTTTACATAGCCTTGAGTTGTGCCAGCTTTTAACACTGCAATTGTTGCAGAGTTGCCAACAATTAACGGCGTATCAATAGAGCTGATTTCTAAGCCAACAACCTCAAAGGTACTGGTTACAATATTTGAATCACCGTTCGCGTTATTTTGAACCCATGAAAACGTGTAAGTTTCGCCAGTGCTCATTGAAAGGCCGCTTATCGCAGCCGACATTGGAGAGCCTCCGACTGAAACATCCGCAATCGTTGCAGCACCGACCGCCGCCACCGAGTTTGTGTTTTGGCCCGCTTTTATTTGCGCCGCTGTTATGCCGCTCATGTTCGCACTAGTATCGAATACAACCCACGCTTGGCCTGTGGCTTGATCAGTAGAAGCGCCAAGAGTTACAGAGTTTGTATAAATCGCGCTTGAAGTTGGTGCGCTTACTACTGGCGACGCAGCCGCAAATGATGGGTTATCCCCTGTATCAAAAGTGCCAGTATTTAGCGTGCCATTTTGCTGTGTTACATTGGATTGCGTGTCATTTAAAACAGTTCCGCTAGTCTCGTTTAGCGGATACCTTCTCACCAAACCCGTTGCGCCGTCTGATTCACGAGCGTCCCAATTACCGGAAATATTGCCAGCGCTCAACTCAACATTATAAAAACGCAATTCTGAAATTTTCTGCGTTGTACCGCCTCCTTGAGTTAGAAGGAAGTCAACGCCATAATTTATATCACTTGCATTAACCGCTGCGCTATTATCCAAAACTCCATTTATATACAACCTTAGTGTCGACCCATCTGAAGCAAGCGTGTAGTGAGTCCAAGTATTGTTTGAGTTGCTTGTTGTTGCGATTAAACGGTCAGTTGATGCTGCCTGAGAATACCACCTAGAGGCCGAACCCCAATGGTTAAACCGGCCATTTGTGTTCCCTATCCTGTGATCACCTGATCCCCCGCCGTCTAGCTTTTGCCACACCTGCATAGTAAAAGCTGCGTTATACGCGAAAGAGATTTCAGGCAAACTAGAACCTTGACCAGATGCCAATTGTAAGCTCATTTAAACAGCCTCCACTGCGCCGCGATCCGGTGCCGCAATATTTCTTTGTCTTTTCAAGAAGTCGTAGCCAATATCTAGGCCGTATTGATTTAAGTGAACTTGGCGCACATCTGTACCGTCTGGGGTTACAAATGTTCCAGAGCTAAGGACCGGCGAACTAACACCCGGTAAAAAGTCGCCATTTGCTGGATCAGTTAAAAGCGGGTCTGTATCCAATAGATTTGAGTAACCAATCAAAGCATTAACGCTTTCGGCTGTTGAATAGCTTGACCCATTAATATAAGCCGCCCAACTGCCATCACTTCGGTAACACTGATCATTAGTCGCTGAAATATTATTTCCACTCGTGCCAGACTGGTAAAAGTTGCCTGCATTTGTGGAGGTGGTGGGGCTTGCTATGGTGCCGTCACGCAGAATAAAAATATTAGATGCAGACTGCATAACACCAACAGGACTTGAACCCGCAATACCATTAACAGCGTTGTACACAGTATTACCAACTATATAGCGGTCCATATTTCCGTGGGACGTAAAACTAAAGGCTGTACCATCACGCCAAGCGTCAGACTGGTCCTGAGTTTGGCGAAAACCGGACATTATATTAGCGATACAGTAAAGCTTTCCAAAAGTTGCGTCGCTACCCGTATCGGTTTGTTGTATGCCGAAATGACAATCCTGATAACGGTTTCCAATATACCAAACATCTGTGGGACCATACTGGCAACCGGAAGCCTGACCATTACCAGCGAAATACTCCATCTTGCAATCGGTTACGGTGTTCTGAGAAAAAACAACATGACTACACCGTTTAGCCCACAATCCAGCTTGACGGCTAAATCCTGTAGTATTGCCAGCGACCCATATATACCTAACCCTGTCACGATGATCCTTGGTAGGTGAGCCAGCCGAAACAATTTGCACTCCGTTACCGCTGGTTTCTGTGATAGTGTTATCAAGAACCCAAACCTTCGAAACTTCTGTCCTTCCTTCTACACCTTCGTTTCCGTCTGTTCTAGTGGTAAAAGCGACCCCATGGTGATCATAGTCATGAGTGTACCAAGTTGGGTTTTCACCTATCCCCTGGATAGTATTGTTATAAATTACAATATTTTCAGTTTTACAGCCGCCGCTTCTATCGTCCGCACTTATAGCAACTATTCCACCCCCGCCATTTATGTAATCAATATCAGTAATATGATTACCACGGATAACAACGTGCGAAGTGTCACCAAAGTCACCATTAAACGCTGTTGATATAACAGAATTTAATGTATTACCTCCAACAAACTTAAACTGCTCAAAAATAACGTGGCTAGCACCCTCAAATAGTACTGAACCATTACCTTGAAACTGTGGCATATCGGTAACTGCCAGCCCATCCGAGCCTCGGATAAATACCGGGTTTTCTGCCGTGCCTTGCGCACCTCTAAAGTCTGCCGCCGCGTAAGTTCCTCCGCCAAACTCCATAATTGTCCCCGCTGGCAAGTTTTGAAGTCCTGGCCATGCTGGAATAGTTGCGCGAGGCTGATCTGGATAGCCGTAAGGGTTGTTTATGTCCGTCGCGTTAACGTGAGTAGAATCAATGAAATAATTGCCAGTACTTTCAGCGCTAGGCCATTCGGCTGGTACTTCATGCGCTTTTGTGCGAGGGTCCCAAGGCCAAGGCTGAAAACCACAGGCGCTTGTTAAAGTTGCGTTTGCAGCCGTAAAGCTTGGAACACCTATGTATAACTGGCTAGCGCTTAAATCACTACCACCACCACCACCCGGCTCAATCCCGTCTGTCCATCGTGAATCATAAACAGAACCATACGCGCCAGAAAAAACTAAAGAGCCGGTAACGCCGTTTTTAACAGCCTTAATAATGCGCTCATAATTTCGCTTTGTTTTTTGGTGCTCTGGAAGTCTAAACCAACGCTTATTAATCTTAGCGCGCATACCTTCAGCAATATTAAAAAGCCCTAACTCTTGCTCATAAGTCCGGGTACGCGGGTCGATTACTTTTAACCAATAATCGACTTTATCAGCAGTCAATGCATGCTTAGGGTCGTTAGCCGCCATCTCTAAAGCAGGCTCAACGATTTGCATATAGCTATCGATTTCCGCGCACGCGCGTGCCTCATCGTACTCAGCAGAGATACAACGCGCTAAATTAGATTGTTTCATTTAGGACACTCAGAAATTGAGGGAGTTAATTTTCGCTGTTTAATTTCAGCGCCATTTTTAGTCAACTTCAGCGTTGAAATTAGTTTTATTAGCAATGTGCAATAGGACAATGTGCAAATCATCTAATCGACCGTGAACGGTTTTATTAGATTCTGCAATTCTCGTTTCTAAACGCTCGAAACTGTCATCTATTCTTCGATGTACGCTATTTAATTCTTTGTCGTGCTTGTCTGCTATCTTTTCTAACGCGCGCTCGTGGCCGTCAGCAATTCGTTCCAAATCTTTTTGGTGCCGATCTTCAGTGATATGCAAATCGGTTTTGGATTCTAAGTCATCAACCCGCGTTTCTACGCGCTTATGACGATCCCATATTAATTTTATAAAGCCACTCAAAACAGACATAAAACACAACCCCGCTAAATAGATGAACCATTGCGGTAATTGTTGCGTGACTTCCATTAACTTGCTACGCCTCGATTGAGTATTATTTTTTACGCCCAGCTATTGAGCGGGCGACACCTTCGGCAGCACCGCCGCCAAAGTAAAAACTTAATATTAAAGCTAAAGGTAACCCCAAGGCTTCGTTATTTTTATCGAATATCTTTTCCGCTCCGCGCTCCAACTGCTGAGCTTTGCAAGTCTGCTCCACTAGCTCCCCATCTTTTGAGATTTGGCTAGCGCACGGATCAAAAAAAAGAGAAAAAGAGAAAAAGAGAACAGCAAGCAAATGAGCGGAAACAAAACTAATAGACATAATGAGCGCAAGATATCGCTGCGCAATTTTAAAAGGCTCGTATGCTTTAAGTAATTTAAGCCAAAAATCGCTTTTTTCTTCATCTGTGTGCACGACTTTATCAAGACCATTGTAAACGCCCTCGATTACCTTGTCAGAACCAAAAAGCTTCGACCAAATACTCATGCTAAAACCTGATAAAAACCGTTCAAAATCAATCCGCTAAAACTTAAAAACAAAGCGACGGCTAACCAATCCCAATTTCTTAGCTTCATTCATCAGCACCGTACGCCATGATTTCAGCTAAACGTTCTGCGCGCTCCGGCACTTGATACGCCCACATGCTTTCTAACATTTCGACTGAAGCTTGGTCAAAATCGCCTCTTAATATGGCTTTTCGGAACCGCTTAAACTCTCGCAGAGTCGGCAGGCCCATATTGAAAGCCATATTTATAATCACACCTTGGCGGGCTTCATCGAGCAATTCCCAAATACCAGGATCACCAACAAAGCTAACCGCATCGCCAAGCGCAATATCAAAACTTTCTTCAAATAGCTGATCGATTATGTGATCAGGTAGCCCGTTGTCCTCGATGTTATAGCCAATACCAATGGTCAACTTATTAGCCGTGCATTTGTACAAACGGTTTTTTCTGCCCTCGTCAATAACGAGCTGTTTTTTAGTTTCCGTGTACATAAAGATTCCAGGCATAAAAAAACCGCGACTCGGGGGAAGAATCGCGGCCTAAAACTTCAAACTCTCTAGGAGGCCAAGCCGAACTTTTCATTTGCAGTAAATTCGATTTGGTTTTTGCTGGGGGACTATTCCAGCATTACAAAAAAGATAGCATCCAGGTGCGCACCTGTCAATACGTACAGCCTATAATTTTATATAGCACTGTATATCTAACCAGCCTTAAAGAATAGGCGCGAACACACCCACGTTAAAACCTCGCTCTTTAATTTAATTGCTTTTGTTCTGCCCGCGTTTAGCGTTGAACGCCTCAAATCTTGAAGCTCAAACCCATGGACGTAATGAAAAACCGCCAGCTCTCTGGCTTCAGCGTTGAACGCTTTCAAATCGGAAATAATAGCATCGATGTGCGCGCCCTCTTCATCTGTTAGCCCCGCTGAGCCTATCGACTGCCCTTGCAGGCGGCGATAAGGGGTCATATTAGGAAACCCGATATAATCCCCGTTAGCAGCCGCCCAGTTACCCCACTGCCTTAATTTTTGGTCTGCTTGCTGCTTGTTCTCAACCGCCAAACTATGCATTAACTTGACCCTCGTTTAATTTGATTCTGCGCCGTGCTGCGTTTACTTCTGCGTTTCTTCTCATTTTTGCCCATTGATCGCTTGGAACATCAGCGCGACACGAAACAGACGGGCTAGTCTGTACCGGCCCATTTTTAGCTTCATACTCTGCCGTTAATCGCGCTATTTCCTCGCGGTCTGGATCTTTTAGTTTGATTAAGTTGCTGTTGTTCATCATTCAAAGCTGCCCTTAATTTTTCTTTAAAAGTCGAAGCGTGTTTGTTGCTGTTTAACCACTTTCGGTTGATGTATTCGCGGCTCTTGTTTTTTATCAGGTACCGCGCTAGACAATCGATCCTGTGTTGCTCTGTCGTGTTTCCATGGGTCACCATATTTCAGCCATGCCTCACCGCACATCATACGTATGGGTTCATTTCAGCTATTGACTGGATAGCTTTTTCAGCTTCCTCTATCGCCTTTTTTGTTGCTTCGATTCTGTCATGCTCTCGCTTATCAATTTCGCGCTCGATATACCAAGCAGCTTTGCGCAAATCTTCTATGGCATCATTTTTTAGATCGGCGCGCCAAACGTACTTCACAGCGTTTCCAAGGTTAAAACCCATATATTCAGTCACTTCTATACACTCAATGCCGCTAGGGTGCTGCGTGTAGTGTTTAGGGTTATTTACGTTGTCATTACTCACTTTTTGCGCCCTCAATTTGTTCAAGCAGATCTGAAAAAGCCTTTTCTAATGTCGTGGTTTTCTTTCTTGGCTTGATCGTGAAATATTCCATCGTTTTGGCTAGCGGGTTGTAGCACCAATCCCAAGCCTTTGATTTGCCTGCCGCCTCCCTCATTTTCTGCGCCTGTCGAATAAATCGGTCATTAACCACTATTTGCTGGCCGTTGTGCTCAAGCTGAAGAAGAACAGCCAAGAGCAAAGTTTCTTTTTGGTATCTGCTAAGCTCTACGTAATCGCTCATAAAAACCCCTCAAAATCTAAATAACCCGTTGCACCCTGTTTTCTTTTTTCTCGCATTTTCTTAAATTGTTCGCGGTAATGTGCTGCGCAGTCTTTAATGAAAAGTTTGTTATATTTGATCAGCCCTTGCCGCTTCTCATTCAAAATATTTAGCGCCCCTTCACCCAGCTTCCGCTTTACAAAAAGCTCAAAATCAAGTGGATTCTCTGAAAAGCTCTGGTGACATTTGTAGCAAAGCGCAAAAGCGTTTAAAGGATCTTGTCTAATCGATTTGGCTCGCCTGCCGTAAATATGTGCGCACTGTAGTGAGCCTCTATCGCTTTCCGAAAATTGCTTTCCACATAGATCGTTTTCACATTTCCAATCAGCCCTTTCCCTAACACAATCACTAAAAGCGGCATCGGCGGCGTCTCGTTTAATTCCCATACTAAGCCCTCATATAAAACGATTTGCTTTTTTCTATCTTTGACCAAAGCTCATCGAGTCGCCTTTGTTGTCGATCAATCTCAACTTTTAGCGCCCTATTCTCAATAACGAGCACCACTACTAGCGCAACCCCAAAAAGCAGTGACACCAAAAGAGAACTAATCAGTCCAATATGTGGCAGATCCATCATGCTAGCCCCCCACAATAAATTGACCATGGGCGCATGATCATGTCTTTGAATATTTCATTGGCTTTCGCGTCGTGATCTAATTCGCGTCTAGACTCAATCCCGCAAAAATCACAAATCAATTGCTTAGCATCGGTTTCAGTTTTGCATTCGCGCATAAACTTATGTTCTAGCCACCGTCTAAAATCACTCTCTTGGCAACGCATAGCTGCCCACTTTGAAAGCTCTCCGCCTTTTAGCTCCGGGCCTTTAGGCTTCGGACTGTCCGAACCATCGACCACGCCAAACGGAATATCTAAGTTGCTAGGAGTGATTAAAGCTTGGTGATCGTCCAGCAATGCAACAGCTTGCGCGTAATGCTCTGCCGGTATTTCAGTGATGATCTGCACCACTTGGCGAGTGCGTATTTTTTTAACATCAACAACTTGTCCGTGCGCTGCTTGCATCATGCGGCCTCCTGTTTTATTTCTTTCATAGGTCCAAGGATCGTGATGCATACATGCGTTGTGACGTAGTGACTCATGTTTGCACCTGCGAAAATTTCCTCTACTGCATCGAAATAATACTTATCTGCCCCACTGATAAAGCCGTTGCATATCAGTTCGTATGGCTTGAAATACGTGACGCCAAACGGGTCTTTAAATTCGCACTCAACATCAACACGAAACTCAAACGGGTAGCGCTGGACAAGAACCTGAATCTCTTTTGCTGCCCTTCGAATATCCATCACATTAGCCGCCACTTTATGACCTAACTGGCCACGGACTGGCACACCGTCCGCCAAAGGGTCTTCAACATTCCAAGTCATAGTTGTGCCGGTTAAGATACGGCGAACCTTGTTGTATTTGCTTTGCTTGCGTCTTGGTTTTTTTGATCGAGCCATGGTTACACCTCCATTGCTTTTTTTATTGCTGCATTTGCAACCTTGACCGCTTTGCGTCTCATTGCCGCAATTTGCGCCAAGTCAAAGCGGTGAATCTTCAGGCCCAAGTCGCGGTCTTCATCCCACAAAATGACGAATTTAGAATCCCCAGGACTCGCGGGTTTGAACTTTGGATACTTAGTCATGGTTACGCCTCCAACGTATATTCAGCAAAGCAAACGTTGTGCTTGTTAGTTACCATCCGCTTTTTAATCGGCAAGCCTGACTGTTTCAGCTCGTCAATGCGCGCAGCTAGGCGAAAGCAGCCAAAAAGCTCTAGCGCCATAATTGGGTTAATTGGGCCAACGTTTTTTAAGTGGTTAAGTATTTTTTGTTTTTGTGTGATTCTTTTAGTTGTCATCGATAACCACCTCACCCAAAAAGCTTCTAGCTTCGTCCAGCTTGGCTTGGGCAAACTCTTTGCTTGCTGGAACAAACTCTTTTTCTTTTTCTTCGACCAAAACAGGCTGCTGTAGCAATTCTCCGCCATTTACAGCGTGTTTCTCGACTTCTTGGTAGTAGCGCTTAACTTCGCGCCAATAGCTCTTAGAATCCATTCTAGATAGGTCGTAAAAATCGCCAGACATTCTGCGGTAAAGCGTATATTCAAAAGGTGTTAGCTTGATATTCCCTTCGCGCCGATAGTTGAAAATGTTTTTTTCCGCCTCTTGAACGGTTGGAAAATCAAAATCCTCTGCGCTTAGTTCGCACATGCCAGCAAATTCCGGCGCACTTGGCGGCCACTCCATGCGCTTGCTAACCAGCTTCTTAAAGCCGTGATTAATCATGTCTTGTGAAATCCCCCTCAAGGACGCTGCCCATACTCCCATCGGGTCCACTTCCGCCCCGTAACTGCTCACCCATCGGTGTCCGTATAGCTGGGTCATCATCACCCAAAGTTTCTGCATGGTTTCCTTGGGTGGTGGCGTTGATCCCTGCGAGCACTTTATCGAGTGCGCTTCCGCCGCCGTTACCGTTTGCATGTTGTTTTTGATTTTGTTGAGTTGGTTGGTCAAGCTCGTCATTCCAGCGCTCCCCATTGAAGTACGTTGTTGCCAGCGGGATATAACCCTTTAGCCATTGGCCATCGTTAACAATTCGGTTTTTTACATCGCTGATTAACACGTCAGCGATTGAATCGAGTTTTTTCCGCTTCCAAGAATCACGGGCTTTTTTTCGATCTCGCCTTTTCGGATAGACAGCCCAAAACTCATCAAACCTGCATTTGGTTTTTTTGGGTGGGTCAACAGGTGGAATGCTTTCTTGCTCTTGCGCTGGTGCATCGCCAGATGCACATATGTCTTTTATAGATGGTTCTTGGTTAATAGTTAATGGTTTATGGTTAGGGTTACGGTTCGGTTTTGTCTGGGTTTCATCTGGGTTATGAGTGGCATCCGTTTGGGTTTCATCTGGAAACCGTTTGGTAACCGACTGGAAACCGTTTGGGTTTTTTTCGGTTTCTTCTGGGTTTTTCTTGGGTGGTCTGCCGCCCTTTTT